ATTTGAAACCGAAGGGTGGAAAGATTTAATGGCTGACATGAAAATTACTGAAGAGAATGTAGTTGATATACGCACTCTTGAAAGTGAAAAAGACCTTTGGCATGCTAAGGGTCAGTTGCAAGTTCTAAGACAATTGCAAAGTCTAGAAGATGCAACAAAACTAGCGGTAGAGCAATCCTCTTCATAAGGATTCTACCTTAATATAACTTCATAACCCAAATGGGCGGAGACCAAAATGAGTATAGTAGTAGATGAAACACCTTTAACAGATGTACAGGTAACAGAAAATCAAGAAGTAGAAGCAGTAGAAACTCAACAGGATTACGATATCCAAGAAGAAACACAAGTTGAGGTAACAAAACCAGAATCTACAATTCCTGAGAAGTATGCTGGAAAATCACTTGAAGAAGTTATTGAGATGCACCAAAATGCTGAAAGAATATTAGGCAAACAAGGTATGGAAGTTGGACATCAACGGAAATTAATTGATAGTTTAATGTCAACTCAACAACAAGTTACAGAAACTGCTACACCTACAGAAGAACCAGTACCCTTCGAGGACCAGTTCTATGCTGACCCTGCAAACGCAGTTAACTCAGCTATAGAAAAACATCCCGATGTAGTTAAGGCTAAAGAAACTAGAGCCATGCAAAATCAAGCGTTGAATCAAGCACAATTAGAATCTACGCACCCTGATTTTATGGAAATAGTGGAAAACCAAGACTTTCGTAACTGGGTTGGAGCAAGCAAGATACGACAAGAGTTATTCCGTACTGCTGATTCTTATGACTTTGAGTCTGCTAACGAGTTGTTTACAACATGGAAGCAAATTAACATGGCAAATAAAACTGCTGATGTTAAAAAGAAAGAAAAAGTTAAAAGAGAAAAGGCATTACAAAAGACTAGCTCAGAAACACGCTCTTCAGGAGATGCTGTCGGTGGAAAAAAGATTTACCGTAGAGCTGATTTAATCAATCTACAGGTAACTGACCCTAACAGACATGCTGCGTTAGCTGATGAAATTCAACTAGCGTATGCGGAAGGTAGGGTTAAATAATTTACTTATAATAGGAGAAGAAAATGGCGTTAGGTACTAACCAAGTCACGACTAGTGTCGCCAATAACTTCATTCCTGAACTATGGTCAGATGAAGTTATAGGTGCGTACAAGTCAAATCTAGTGGTTGCTAACCTAGTCACTAAACTTTCTCATAAAGGCAAGAAGGGAGACACTATATATATTCCCGTGCCGGCAAGAGGAAGTGCAAGTGCTAAAGCAGCAAACACTCAAGTAACATTATCAGCAGCTACTAATACGAAAGTAACAGTCAGTATTGATAAGCATTACGAATATTCAAAGTTAATTGAAGATATTGCAGAAGTTCAAGCACTAGCTTCAATGAGAAAGTTCTACACCGATGACGCTGGCTATGCGCTCGCGAAGCAAGTAGATACTGATTTGTTTGCTCTTACAGAGGGTTTACAAGGTGGTACAGTAGGCGGTTCTGCTGCTGCATCTTATGAAAAAGCAGTAATTGGTGGACATGGTTCTACTCTTTATACTGGTAACTCATCTAATGCTTCTGACATCACAGATGCAGGTATTCGTAGAATGCTACTAACTCTTGATGATGCAGATGTACCAATGGACAATCGTGTAATGGTAGTTCCACCAATCTGTGCTAATGACATGCTTGGAATCAACAGATTCACAGAGCAGCAGTTCATTGGTTCTGGTGAAGCTATTAAGACTGGTAAGATTGGACAAATTTATGGTGTAGATATCTTTATCTCATCTAATTGTCCTTCAGCAGCAGGTAACTCTGGTGCTGATAGAGTAGGTGTATTAATGCACAAAGATGCTCTAGTACTTGCTGAGCAGGTTGGAGTTCGTTCACAAACACAATATAAGCAAGAGTACCTTGGTGACTTGTTCACTTCAGATACTATTTATGGAGTTGCAGAACTTCGTAACGATGCTGGTGTTGCGTTTGTTGTACCAGGAACTTAATAGTTAATTAAGTTGTAGCCCCCTTTAACAAGGGGGTTATTCTGAATTAATTAAAGTCATATGCAAGACGAAGAAGGCAAACTTGAAATATCTGTAAGGATATTAGGTAACGAAATAATTGGCTTCAAAATGACTGTTGATGATTTCAAAATGAAGTGGATGCTAGTTGGTTTGTTTGGTATTAGTATTCTTTCTTGGATTATGGTGCAATTTGCCCCACCACTAATGGAAACCTTTAAATAATGC